TTAAATTTTATTTATGGCTTCAAGCTTATAAGGTAGGTCAATATGTGTATAAACAGCTCTGGTCACATTCTGTCCCTTATGCCCCACAATTTGTTGAAGAATGCGTTCATCCACACAAACTTCTGTTAAAAGACTAATGCACGTATGTCTTGCATCATGTGGTCGGTGTCCTTTATAAGTTGGTTTCTTTTTATCTTCAACAGGTACTAATTGACCCATATTTAATTGAACCATTACAGGAACCCAATAGGAATCATAATAATTACGATAAGTAAAATGTTTTTCACTTGGGGAGCAGATTAAATAATCACTATTTTTTTTCATCCAATATTCAAATAAAGGAACAATCTTTTCTGCAATTGGAACTTCTCTAATACCGGTAGCAGTCTTAGATTCTTTCACAAAAAACCATCTTTCTTCAAGATGAATATCTTCTTTCTTTAAGTCTAGTAATTCGCCTATTCTAAGTCCTGTATATATTAGAATTAAAACAACTGAAACATACTCATTGGAATCCTTAGCATCCCAAATGGCTTTAATTTGCTTTTTGCTAAAAGGTTTTCTATTAAAAGCATTAGGATTACCAGCTGATTTAATATCTATGTATTTTATCAATTCTCTTTTTTCAGGCGGTAAATATTCGTGTATTACGGCATAATCATACATAAGACCTAGTAGGACCTTATATTTTCTTAAGGTAGGATAGTTTTTACCTGATTTGTCAGCTATTTGTTGTAAGTGATCTAGCTTAATATCAGTTAGTACCATATTTTCAATATCTGAGCATAGTTTAAATGCTGCTTTATATCCTTTCACATTTGATTCTGACACCGTTGGAAAATGTTTTTCTGACCACTTTTCATACAATGTTTTAAAAGTCAATCTTCCAACAGTTAAATCATAAGGATTTTCGTTATAATCCGCCAGGGCTTGTAAGGCTTCTTTCTGTGTAGCATAATAACCTAAATTACCATAAATTTGTTTAGCCTTTCCATCAACTAAACATCGTTGTAAAGTAATTCTGACTCTCCAAGGTTTTCGCCTTTTTCCTGAAAGCTTATGTACGCTTCCGTATCCATTAGGTAATCTCATATTGTATTCCTTTCTCCCTAAAAAAGGGTATAAAAATAACACCCAGCATTTGACCGGATGCTCCAGAAATGATACAATACAACTTGTCTAGGGTGGTATTTATATCACTTGTGGAGCTGGTCGTTAGCGGCTGGCTCTTTTATTTTAGATTCTAAACCCTTCGATTTCGAGGGGGTTGAATGTTGACTAAATATTAACTAAGTATTGACTAAACGTTGACTAAATGCTTCGATTTGATATAATATACTTAACAAGAGAACCGAAAGCTAGATTGAGCCTAGCTTCTGGTTGTGATAGTAAGTTAAGAAGTAACGTCTACCTTTACCAGAGAGAGGACGTTACTTTTTTGCATTAATGATAGCTAATACAAGAGTTATAACAGCGCAAAGCATAATTACAAATTCGAATAAATCTCCATATGTAACCATTGGCATCAGCTCCTTTCGTAGAATACAGAAGCCAGCCAACCGCCCCTTCGGTTCCCCTGGTAAGCATATTATATTTTCAAAGTGCTTTTAGTTAGTCTTTTTTTCTTATGTCAAAAATTCTTAATCACACCAACTGAATTATATCCAAACTCAATAATGTAATTTTTGTGCTTTATGTAGCAACCATATTTATGCATATAAGCGTTTATGGTGTCTGCCAGGAATTGCTCTGTTACGTTTAAGAACTCAGCAGTCTCATAAAAATTAGTGCAGTGGTTCTCATAAGCTGCAATAATGCTGTCTAGATCAATCAATTTCTGATACCCCCAAATCCTTGCCCTATGCTCCTGTTGGCGATTGGATGCAGAACTCATAGTTAATATATTCCCGTTAGAAGTATGATGATGTCCCATCTCTTCTGCCAAAACACAACGTTTCTGTGTAGAGTTTTCCAAACTATCACTTATACCAACAACACCGTCACAGTACAATCCTTTAATGTTAGGGTTTTCAAAAGTGTAAACAATAATCTCTATACCATCCTCGCAGGCTTCTGATTCTAATTGTTCTAACTTATTCAAGAAATCACCTCCCCACTAGAGTATAATTTTTTAGGTGTCCCATAAAAAGGACTACTTTCTTTTATTCTTTACAAATTCAACGAAGTTTTTAATTTCTTCCATTTCTGCTTCTGAAAATTCCTCACCCTCAAAGTGTGCTGCAAGAGTGTTGACTTCTGGGAAAGAGGATTTATCTTCAGTTGAAACTTCCTTATCTTCCATCAAATCACTTCTTTGTATATGAAAAAATTCACAAATTTTATCTATTTTTGACATACGAGGTGTTTTAATTCCTTTTTGCCAGTTTGATATAGTAGCTTGGGAAACACCCATATAATTTGCCAGTTCCATCTGAGTAGTACCATTAATATCCATATAATAATTAATCTTCTTGCATATAATGCTATTTAATTCTTTTTCAGACATAGGAGTTTCTCCTTTCTTATTTATAGTATGTATTTTAAAACAAAAAGTTATAAAAAGCAATACAAAAAATAAAAAAATATAACTTTTAGTATTGACTATAACTTAAAGTTATGATACTATATGAGAGTAGCAAGGAGATAGTAGGAAAGGAGAAAAGAAATGGAATACGAAGAAATGAATTTAGCAGAATTATTAAAACAAACTACAGAAGAAAATCAAACAAGAAAAATCTTAGCAATCTTGGAAGAGAGCGAAGATTTGGAGAAAGCAAAAGAAAAAGTAAAAGCCCTACTTAAATAACTAAGTAGGGCGATAAATAACAAGCACACACAAGGGCGACACTTCTTAACATTCCTGCTAAGTCGCCCAAGTGATAAAAAGATTATAGCAGGAAGTTAATTAAAAGTAAAGAGAGGAGAGATAAAAGGTGTCTAAAATACAGATTACTTTAGCAGCAGCTAGAGTTAATGCAGGATTTACACAGGAAGATGTTGCAGAAAAGTTCAAAGTAACTAAGCAAACTATTATTAATTGGGAGAAAGGCAGAAAAGAATTAAAGCCAGCAGAGTTTAATATGCTTTCAGAAATATATAAAATTCCCAAGGATAATATTTTTTTACCCAAAGATATAACTTAAAGTAATAAAAAGAGGAGAAACAAATGGAAGATAAACAGAAAATATGCGATTTATTAGTACCAGTATTACAGGAAACAAGAGATTTTCAGGAATTGGAAAGTTTGAAATACAACAAAGACAACGAAACAGTTGTGGCGACTTTCTGGTACGGAGCAGTGAAAACTGCAAATGTTCATATGGATTCAGGAACATCAATGATTAGAGATATTATCGAACAGATTCGTTAATTTATCTTATAAAACTGTTGACAAACCTCGTGCTTTACAGCACAAGGGAAACCTCGGAAAAAGTCGTATCATTTTAATATCAAAACGAAAGGAGCAAAGGAATGATACAGACAACCATTAGGATACCAACAGAGCTACACGTAAAGCTTAAGGAATTGGCGAAGAAAAGAGGTTTGACAGTTAATGCGTTAATTATTCAGGCTTTATGGAAATTATAGGAGGTGTGAATATGGGGGAAAGAATGACAGTAAAGGAAGCTGCAGCATTATTAGAATGCTCTCAGGAAACAATAAGGCTGGGATTGATTGCAAATGTGTATAAATTTGGTTATGCGGTTAAGACTTCATCAAAATATACATACGTCATCATGAGGAATAAATTTTATGAAGAAACCGGCATAGAAAGGGGTGATTGAATTGGTGGACATAATCAAAACAATTAGTAAATAACAGGAGGATAAAAAGAAACAATGGAAACAAACAAAAGACTTGAAGTGAAAGAAGTTAAAAGAAAAGAGCCTGAATGTACTGCAATACGTTCAAGCTCATACAAAAACAAACCACTTAAAGATTACCACATTATCGCTGAAAAGTACAGAGTACTTAACGGATTCAAGAACGTGGTAATAGGAGTAATAACAGGAGCAGTGATGTTAGTCAATGGCTGGATTGAGGTAGACAGCAAGGCAGGGCAGTTACTTGTGGCTCTGGGAATGGTAATACTGGTTACATTATTGATGCACTGTACGGATGAAATTCTTAATGAACAGGTTGATTAGAAATGGTTACAAGAAAGAAATTTGCAAGTAAACCTGAATGGCTTCTTGCAAGAAAGGGAAAGATAGGTGGTTCTGATGCAGCAGCAGTGTTGGGACTTAATCCCTACAAGAACAATGTGGAGTTTTGGAATGAAATGGTTGGAATAACCAAGCCAAGAGACATATCAAATGAACCGTATGTAATATATGGAAGCATGGCAGAGGAACACATAAGAGCAATATTTGCATTGGACCACCCGGAATACAAGGTTGAATACTTTGGTGATAACATGCTTCTCAATGACAAGTATCCGTTTGCGCACGCATCACTTGATGGAGAACTTACAGAACTTGAAACCGGGAGGAAGGGAATATTTGAATGCAAGACCAGTGAGCTTTTTGGTTCAATGCACAAGGAAAAATGGGATGGTGAACACATCCCGGACAATTATTACATACAGGTGCTTCATTACCTGATGGTGACGGAATATGAGTTTGTCGAACTCAGGGCACAGATAAAGAGTGTGTGGAATAAGAGCATAAGACTAATCACAAAGGATTACCACATTGAAAGGGCAGATGTTGAGGAAGACATTGAAATAATAAAAAGGTCAGAAAGGGAGTTCATGGAGCTTGTGAAAAAAAGAAAAAAGCCAGCTCTCATTCTGCCGGAAATTTAAAACAGGAGGAATACCAAAAAGATGGAATTAAAAATCTACAATCCAACAATGGATAATGCACTAAAGCACATTGATTGGAACTTTGAGGAATTAAAAAAAGAAGTTACTGAAAAGGCAAACGTGTACAAGTCATTGGTGTACACGGATGAAAACATAAAGGAAGCAAAGGCTGACAGGGCAACACTTAATAAGTTCAGCAAGGCATTGAATGACGGAAAGAAAGATGTCAAGAAGATGATGCTTGAACCATACAGTGTGTTTGAAGGCCAGGTAAAGGAACTGATTGCAATTGTAGATGAGGCAAATGCCAACATTGACAGTCAGGTAAAGGCTTATGACCAGAAGAAAAGGGAAGAGAAGCTTATAAAGGTTGAGGAGATATATGACAGGACCTTTGCAAGTGCCGAAGAGTTGAAGGAGATACTCACATTCAAACGTGTTTTCAAGGAAAGTTATCTGAATGTGACAACAACATTAAAGTCAATAACCAATGAAATGGAGCATATGAGAGACAGTGTAATACACGACTTGGAAGTCATTAATGCTGAAACCGGTGAATATCAGTTTGAAATGAAACAGAAATACATTGAAACCCTCAACATTACAGAAGCATTGATGGTTAAACAGACATACGAGGAAAATGCAAGAAGAAAAGCCGAGTATGAGGCAAGAAGAAAGGCAGAACTTGAGGAAAGACAGGCAAGAGAAAAGGCAGAAGCCGAAAAACTTGCAGAGGCAGGAAAGAAGGAACCGGAGCAGAAGCAGGAAAGTGTTTCACAGACTGTTGAGGAAGAGGCACAGGAAGAAAGAACAGAAGAAAATCAGGAAGAGAAGACACACACAATAGTAATCAGGGTGTGTGGAACAGGAAACCAGCTCAATGCATTGGGTGAGTTCCTTACGAAAAACAACATTAAATATGAGCAGATACAGTAGGAGGAAATGAAATGGCAGTATCAAACAGTTTGGCAAAAAGACAAGAAACAAGTTTTACGGCATATTTGAAAAATGATGCGGTAAAGAATCAGATTAATGAGGTTGTTGGTGGAAAGAACGGAAAGAGATTCATCAGTTCAATAGTAAGTGCGGTTGGAAACAATCCAACATTACAGGAATGTCAAAATTCATCAATAGTAAGTGCAGCATTGCTTGGAGAGAGTCTTAATCTATCTCCAAGTCCACAGCTTGGACAGTATTACATGGTTCCGTTCAAGGATAACAAAACAGGAACAAAGGTGGCACAGTTCCAGCTTGGATACAAGGGCTACATTCAGCTGGCAATCAGATCAGGACAGTACAAGAAGTTAAATGTGCTGGCAATTAAGAAAGGTGAGTTAATCAGATTCGATCCACTTAATGAAGACATAGAAGTAAATCTCATTTCAGATGAAAATGAGAGAGAAAAGGCAGAAACAATTGGCTATTATGCAATGTTTGAGTATGTCAATGGATTCAGGAAGGCAATGTACTGGTCAAAGGAAAAGATGAAGGCTCACGCAGTGAAGTATTCACAGGGATATGCATCAGACTTGAAGAAGGGAACGAAGTGGACCTTCTGGAGCAAGGACTTTGACGGAATGGCATACAAGACAATGTTGAGACAAATCATAAGCAAGTGGGGAATAATGAGCATTGACCTACAGACAGCACTTGACAGTGACATGACAGTAATTAATGAGGATGGAACACATACATATGTGGAAACAACACCTGTTGAGCAGTCAGAAGATGAAACTTATGAGGAAGTAGTGGAGCAGACAGCAGAACAGACAGTTGAGGAAACAGAGAGTGTTCCAGAAGAAAAGAAAAACAATGAGGAACCGGCTGAAAACAAGGTTCAGACAGAATCAAAGCCATTCTTCAATTATTAAAAAACAGACAGTCATAAATCAAAATATATATCACAAAATTGTAAGACCTGTCACCTGAATGGTGGCAGGCAGAAAGGAGACGTGACAATGAACATTTCAGATTACATCCCTTTCGGAAAGGACAATGCGATTTCAAGAAAAAAGCTAGAGAAGGTGACAGGATTGTCAGACAGAGACATAAGGGAAGAAATTGCAATGGCCAGAAGAAACACGGTAATACTTAATCTGTCCAACGGACAAGGGTATTTTCAACCAATAGAGGGCGAGGAAGATGAACTTGTCATTAAGTATTACAAACAGGAAAGCAGCAGATTAAAGAGAATAGGTTGGTCGTTGCTGGCAACAAGGAAAAGAGTAAGGGAGATACAGAATGGCAGTTAATGCAAGGCAGAAGGGGGCAAGGTTTGAAAGACAACTTGCCGGGCATCTAAGGGAATACGGATACAGAACCAGAAGAGGCCAGCAGTATTGTGGGGCAAATGGTGATGCAGACGTTGTGGGACTTCCGGGAATACATATAGAAGCAAAACATCAGGAAAAAATGCACTTGTATGACTGGATGGAGCAGGCAAGAAGAGATTCAAGGCAGGATGAACTTCCGGCAGTGTTTCACAAGAAAAACAATGCAGACATCCTGGTGACAATGACACTTGATGATTGGATGCAGATATATAGGGAATATGAAGCAGGAAACTACATTAAGATGGGAGAAACAAATGGGAAGACCTATAAAGGCAGGACTTAGTTATTTCCCGAAAGATGTTGATTATTATGAGGACTTTAAAATAATGGATCTGATGAATGAATATGGTCCATTGGGTCAAACCATTTACGACATAGTCATTTCGATGGTTTACCGAGAGGGTTACTTTCTTGAGTTTAAAAACTTTGAACAGCTCAAGAAGAACCTTCCGGTTAAAATCATCAAGACAATCGGTAACAGATGGGTTAACAAAAAAGACTTTGTGTTACAAGTTATTCTCTCTTGTGCGGACATAGGTCTGTTTGATCATGACCTCCTGATGCAAGGAGTTATAACCTCTGTTGGAATTCAGCGACGCTACGATACAGTGACTGTTAGGAACAAAGTCCAGAAAACAAGGTACAGGTTGATTGATGAAAAAGGTCAACCCTTATTAAATGAACCATTAAAACCGATAAATGTAACAGAAACAAGTGTAAATGTAACAGAAACCAACATAAATGATGCGGAAATACAACAAAAGAAAATAAAAGAAAACAAAAGTAAAGAAAATATAAAGTATTTTTCCAACGAAAACCTTAATGACGTGTTTAGGCAATTTCTGGAACTTAGGGAACAAAAGGGAAGACAGATTGTTGGCTATCAGATACAGACATTGATTGAGAGACTTGAACAGGTGGCAGACACGGACGAGGAGAAAATACAGGCAGTCAAGAATGCCATAGCAGGTGATTGGAGTAATTTTTATCCTGTAAAGAAAGAGCAACAAAACAAGAAGACATTTAATGACCAAAGGCAATATGACTACCAGGCATTGGAAAGACGACTTATTGAAAACAGAGACAAGAGGAGGAAACAACAAAATGAAAGTTAAGGACATAGAAATTCGCTTAGAGGAATTGGACAGAATGGAATCGCAGATTTTATTTTCAGTTTCAATCTTATCAGCAGATGATCACGTAAGATTGGCAAGAATCAAGGAAGAGAGAGCAGAGCTTAAGGCGAAGCTGGAGAAAATGAATGAGAAAAAAGACAAGTAAGGAATTTGGCTGCATTTTAACACACGAACAGGAAGAGTTCATAAATGACGGAAGACCAAGAGACAATGCACTAAAGATTTTTAGGGCAAAGGCTTATGGCAATGGAGGAAATAAGGATGGCAAGAATGTCAAAAGAGGAACAGGCAAGACGTGAGGGTATGGCATATGCTCTTAGGTTTGCAAGAGAAAAGGGATTGGATGCCTTGGAAGCAGACCTGAAAATGAGAAATGCCATTGACCTACCTTTAAGGGTATCAAAGGCAGACTTAGACAAATTCAGTGACAATGTTAAGTACAACACAGTACTGTATGTAAAAATCCTAATGGCTGTAACAATGCATGATGAATTTGGTTTTGGTAACAAAAGAATAAAGCAGATGTTTGAGAGATTCGACAACAAGGCTGAATGCATTGCAGAGGATTACAGCACATGGGAAGAGCAGATAAGCATAATTGCAGAAGAATGTGGAATAGATATGGACAGCGAAAGAAGAGACTTAAGAACAGTGATTAAATAAATTAATTTAAAGGCAAAGGAGTAAATAACCAATGAAGAATACACTATCAGATTTGAACAACTATTTGTTTGAAGCAATTGAAAGAATAAATGATGATGAGCTGTCAATGGAAGAACTTGATAAGGAAATCAGGAGAAGTGAATCGGTCAACAAGATTGCCAAGACAATCATTGATAATGGAAACCTGGCATTGCAGGCGAAAAAGCACTTTGATGAATACGGAAGCGGTGAGGATGTTGAAATCCCATTGCTTGGAATAACAAACAAATGAATGGAGAGCTGTAAGTAATGCATGGAATGAAATACACGGATGAAATGAAGCAATTCATTCTGGATAATTACAAGGGAAGATATAACCAGGAGCTTGTAGACCTGTTTAATCAGAAGTTCAATACCAACATAACAAGTAGAACGATTAAATCATACAAGGCAAACAATAATTTAAATTCAGGATTAACCGGCAAGTTCAGAAAGGGGCAGACACCACACAACAAGGGCAAGAAAATGCCAAAGGAAGTCTATGAAAAAGTAAAACACACAATGTTTGCAAAGGGCAACGTTCCACCAAACCACAGACCTGTTGGAAGTGAAAGAATTTCAAAAGACGGATACATAGAGGTTAAGGTTGCGGAGCCTAACAAGTGGAGATTAAAGCAGAGAGTTGTGTATAAAGAAGCTAAGGGAAAAATCCCCGAAGGCTGCACAATAATATTCCTTGATGGAAATAAGAGAAATTTCGACATCGACAATTTAAGATGCATAACCCGGTCGGAACTACTATATCTCAATTGCAACGGGTTGAACAATTCAAATGAGATTACGGAAACTGGGATCCTAATGGCTAGATTAGACAGTGCTAAGAACAAAAGGAAAAAGAAATTAAGAGAGAAAATGTTAAGAAATGTTAAGGAGTGAGAGAAATGTTAAATATCGAAAAGTATAAAGAAGAATTGGAGAATATTGGAGTGCTTAACCCTAATAGACTGGCAGTTATAGATGGAAAGCCATGTATGTGTCAGGAAGCTGAGTGTAATATGTGCGAGTTGCGTAGCGAAGAAAGCTGTTGCTTTGATAGAACAGATAATTGGCTATTCTCAGAATACAAAGAGCCAGAAGTTGACTGGTCAAAAGTCAAGGTTGATACACCTATATTGGTTAGAGATATGGAAGGGGACGAATGGACTAAAAGATATTTTGCAAAATTTATAGATGGAATAGTTTATGCGTGGATGGGTGGAGCTACATCTTGGACGGCGGATAGTGAATATAGAATGAATTTTTGGAAATATGCAAAACTAGCAGAAAGTGAGGAGCAGGAAGATGACAATTGATAAAATGGTAGAAGAGTTATTGAGTGAGCAGATAGAAGAAAAAGACGGAATCAAATTTACAAAAAAATCAATAGAATTGATACATGATATAACAAAAGAGTGCGAAAAAATCGCAATAGTAAAGAAGACGCAGGAGCAGGCTGAGGAGTTTGCAAAAGAATTAACAGCAGAAGATGTTTATATTCATATGTTAACAAAAATCATAGATGCTCCAACACAGATACATAGGAGATGTGTACCAAGAATGTTGATTCCTGTTATTGATAAAAAACTGAAAGAGAGGGGATTGTAATGAGATTAATAGATGCAGATAAATTAATGGGAGAATTACATGAAGCATTGAAAGGTGATTGTGATTTAAGAAAAGATTATGAATTTATGGGCATAGATGAGTTCATTGAAAATCAACCAACAGCATATGATGTGGATAAGGTCATAGAAGAAATAGAAGAATGGACAGCAAGGATAAATGTAATTAATGATAATAGCGGTAAAGTAGGACAAGTTGATGTTATAGGCTCAAATAAAGCAATTAAGATTGTGGAAGGTGGTGGAGTAAGTGGCGATAATTAACACATTGGCAATAGTCCTGGTAATTGGAGCAGTGTTCGTCTTGTGGGCGATATGTAAGTTGCAGGATAAGGATTAGAAACAAAGGTACATTGACAATTGAATATTGGTAGTTGGAATGATACAATTATGTCAATAAATATTTAGGATAGGAGGTTAAGATATGAATATTGAGGAATTATCTAAAAGAGTAGAGCAATTAGAATTTAGGGAAGGATTAATATTAGAAAATTCTGAAGTTAGTAGAATTTTACTGGAATACAACATAACTAGAGATGAATATAGGCAAATTCAAGATGTGATGGAAGATATGCGTAATAAAATTGAAAATGGTATATCTGTTTCAAGTGTAGAATATGAGACAGCAATTCAAGATATATTTGGAGGATTTATAGTAGCTAGTCATAGAACTCCTGCTATTGAATATCATTTTTGCGAATTTATAGCAAAGGCATTTTGGGAAGACGGATGCTGGAAAGAAGTTTTTCAGACCTTATATGGTGATAATATGAAATATAAGCATCTCTTTGAGAATGAAAATTAATAAATAGCTTTAAAGTCGAGAAACAGACCAACTACCAATATTCGGTGGTTGGTTTTTTTATGCAGAAAAATAGAGAAAGGATTGGTAAAGTGACTAGAAAAGAACTGGAAGCGTACAAGGTCAATGAAAGATTGATTGAACGCAATATGAAAAAAATTGAAGATGAAAAGTACAAGGACATTCCGACAGTGTACGGAAAAGTAAAAAGCTCAATGGCAGAGCATCCATATATAGAAACGCATATGGCGGTTCAGATGGAAGAACCTGTGGAATCAGATAGGCGAATACGTAATCTGGAAAAGTGGGAGCAGGAAGTCAGCAAAGCCAAGAGTGATAATACAAAGGTGGAAGAGTTTATTGATAATATAGACAATGCAACAATAAAGGAAATATTTGTTTTAAGATACATTGAGGGAAAGAAAGTTTCAGAGGTTGCAAAAGATGTGGGATATACTCATGGTAGGGTTTCTCAAATAATATCAAAATTGCTGAAAGATTAACCAAATTAACACAATTAACAAAAGCAGTATGATATAATTAACCTGTTGAAGTTTGAAGAAATGATAGTATCCCGTCATTTTTTGAAATTTTCCCCTAAAGTTTTTTTTGAGAGCAGTCTTCGGGCTGTTCTTTTTTGTTGAAAATTGTATATTTTGGGTATATGATTAAAGAAAAACTTGGAGAGAAAAGAAATGGCAAAAAAAGTTGGGTTAAGTATTTATGGAATGTCGTTATATAGTTCGGAAGAAGAGAAAAATATTAATTTGAATAATGTACTTGAATCAAAGAGTCTTCTGAAAGTAATAAATGACTATATTGATGAAAATGGTAAAGAATATGCAAACGATCAAGGGAGTGAAAGATTATATAAATTTGATAATATTGAAATTAAAGACATAAATGTAAAAGGAAGAAAGGAATATACAGTATTATCAGGAATTATAAAAACAGGAGAATATGGTGTTCAATCAGAATTGGTAGATGCTATAGATAATTCGACAGTTGAGAAAAAATCTACACAGGCAGAAGTACTTCCGTTTGGTTTTTGCATAGCTTTAGCAGAAGGAGATAAAAATAAAGCAGTTGTAATATTGCAGACATTAGGAAATTTAGGAATAAAATCAGTATTTACAGCTTATATTAATAAGTGTTTATCAAAAAATAAAATTAACAAAACTGCAGTTTGGGGACCACTTTATCCAATTGAATATGTAAAAAGAATTATGGATAGGGGGAAATTGGAAAAGATAAGATTAATACGATATGAAGTTCCGGAAGAAACTGTGAATAGATTAGGTGTGAATAATGGGGTTAAACTTAGAGAAGAACATATAATAATAAATCCTGTTGGGTTTGTAAAAAATAAAAGAGATAAAATAATAGAGTGCTTAAGAGGACAAAGAGCGAGTACAAATATTATTGAGTTACCAGAATTTAATTATGATGTGTTGAAATTTGAATTCTCTATGAATAAAAAGAAAAAAACAATTGATTTAAATAATCTTTCAGAATTAAAAATTAATGAAGATATAACAGAGCAAGTAAGAATTGATGGTGGAATACCTACATATAATTCCCTAAAGATACGAATGTTGGAAACGGCACATGAATATTTGAAATTGTTAGGATTTATTGTGTAAAAGAGAAATGGAGTTGATAAATTGATAAAAACAACTATTTCTGACATGAAATATATGTTGTTAGCTGTTGCTGTGGTAATATATATAATAAGTGTAATCGGAGCAAAATTAGATTATTTATCTTTCAAGGATATAATTAAAAATCATTTTGAATGTTTTAAAAGAGAAAGGGACAATAAATATAGAATTTTGCCGATACTTAATTATACAATAGTACCCATTTTATTAGGATGTTCAGCAGCAATGTATAAAAATATAAATAGTGATATTTTAGATAACATTACAATAGTAATATCAATTTTAACAGCAATGCTATTTACGCTGTTAAGTACAGTGATAGAGATGAAAGCTAAAATAAAAGGTGATAAAAGTTACTATAGTAGTGAATATGAAATATCAAAAAAAGCGATTATAGAAACATATTATGCGATAATGTATGAAATTTTGGTAAGCATAATATTATTGATAGCTTGTTTTTTTTTGCACTTATACAGCTATGTATAATGTGTGGTTTAGTAGCATTATATATGGGCTGTCGTTT